TTTGGTGGAGCTGGCGGGAGTTGAACCCGCGTCCGAAATTTCTACATACCATTTATATCATAACAAAATCATACATTTATCTTTTAAATCAGTATGTTGATTTTACGGTGTGTTTATAAATTTCATGCGGTTTTAATGCTTTGCCGCCAATTTGTCGCCATTATAGGTTAGTTCTGGCTCTTTCTTTCCTTTGTTTGTTATTACTAGCTCAAACAGTTTAGGTTCTTTATGTTCCAGAAGTCTTGCTTGTGAAATTATTTGGCCAGATGTAGCATCATCTTTAAATGAAAAGAAATTGTCAGAAATATCGAAAATATCAATGGTAAACTTAAAATAGGCTTCAATTGTCTCGCCAAGTTCATACCCAGATAAGATATTTGTAGATATCTCATATCCTTGAGATGCGAAGGTGGCATGTTCATTCAACTCTGCTGGAGTTAAACAAAGTAATCTGCTAAGTTTTAATAAATGGCCCTCAATTAAAGATAATGATTTCATTTGGCGAATTATAATTTCTCTAATCTCGGATTCATCTAATGGAGAATTTAAAATTTCTAAGCTCTTTACTATTTCAACCCAATGATCGCTGACTTTTTCCATGTATTCTTTATTTGAGTTTTGTGGTCTCCCACTCTCCGGCGTGCTATTTTTGAAAATATATCTATATAAATGTATTGGGTAGTTGATTTTATAGCTGACTTCTTTAATGCCATAATTTCGTTTGCGATTTACAGTTTTACCGGGTAGGTTAGTAAAATAATCGGTCACGAATTTTAAATGGCTATAATGACTATCAGATAGATTTTTTTGTTTTGATTCCTCAATCTGCTTATTTGTTTGAACTGTGCGATGTATGTTTGCCACTACTGCAACAAATGGTATGGACAAGGAAAGTAACGCGATGGGGAGTTTGCTAATGGCAATGAAATTATTAAAACCATCGCTATCGAACTGGGGAGAGTGTCCTAGCCAGGAAAATATACCAAAATATAATGATGAAAATAATGGGATTCTGATCGATTGCTTAAATAGATATTGTCTTGTTAATGGCCTTTCATTCATATCAAAGCATTTTTTTGAAATGCATATATATAATTCGATGCCTAAATACAATAAGTACAGAGAGATAAGGAAGTACGGTATCCATGGGTACTGTTGGGTATAATCATTTAAAAACACTTTCTATTTTTCTCCATCCAAATTAGCCAGAGGGTTTTTAGTTACCGCATCCTCCAGATGATCTGGAGAAAAGTGCGCATAAATCATTGTCATCTTTATATCGGCATGACCTAAAATTTCTTTAAGCACAAGTATGTTTCCGCCGTTCATCATAAAGTGACTGGCGAATGTATGGCGTAGCACATGCGTGCACTGGCCTTCAGGCAAGTCGATCCCCGCTCTTTTTACTCCACGCTCAAAGGCTTTTCTGCATGGCGTGAATAGCTTCCCTCTGTTTTTGGGGAGTTCGTCATACAGATCCTTTGATATCGGTACGGTTCGGTTTTTCTTGCCTTTAGTTTTGGTATAGGTGATCCGGTATTTAGATAACTGATGGCCCTGCAGGTTTTCGGCTTCACTCCACCGCGCGCCGGTGGCGAGGCATACTTTTGCGATCATCAACAGGCTGGGGCTTTGAGAATCAGCGCAGGCATCAAGCAGGCGTTTGATTTCGTCTTGGGCCAGGAACGCCAGTTCCCCCTCTGCAATTTTGAATGTTGGTAACCCGGCGAGCGGGTTAGGCGCTGACCAGTGGCCCAGCTTTTTCAGGGTGCCAAAAACGGATGATAAGTTACGCTGTTCCAGGTTTACCGTGCGGGGCTTAACTGGCGACATCAGCGCGCCGTCTTCGTTACGTACTTCACCTTTTAATCGTGCTTCGCGATATTTTGTAAAGTCACCGGCGGTTAACTCAGAGGCGACGGGATCGCCCAGGCCATTGCAGATAATATTCAGTTTCGCCATTAGGCGCTTGGGGTCTGCGAGCGTTTGGCCGTAAAGGGAGTGCCACTGCTCAATCAATTCCGACAAACGCCGCCGATCTTCCTTTTCACCCAGCCACGGCTTTTTGTTCACTTCATCCATGGTGAAGTTTTCGAATGCTACAGCCTCCCCCTTTGTCGCAAATTGCTTACGCACGCGCTTGCCGTTACGCCCGTTCGGGTAACACTCGCACAACCATTTTCCGTTCGGCTGTTTTCTGATGGTCATATCAAAGGCTCTTGATGATTTTCAATGCGCGGCCAACAACCTCAATATCATCCAGGCTGCACTCAAACGAAGAATCATCTTGATGCACAACTAATCTGTTTCCCGGCAGGCGAGTTAGCTTAACAATGCTTTTTATTCCGTCGATATCGACCAACCACATCCCATTCACAGGTGGTGTCTGGTTACGGTCAACTAAATATGAATCGCCTTTGGTATTTACGAGAAGCAGCTCGCTTGAGTCAGGGGGAAGCAGGCTGCTATCAATGATGGCCTTCCCGGCTTCAACCAGCGAACCTCCCATGAGATTAACCTTGTCGATCTCGGGCGATACAAGTTCAGAAAGAGGTTTTACCTTGCCAGAGTTCACGAAATTGATACTTTTTTTATCATCAATTTTTGTTCCGGGTTCACCTTGACCTGTGGTAAGCCAGAGTAAAGAAACGCCCGTTTCAAGAGCACATTGAATCACCCATTCTGCAGGGAAGCTGTCTCTTAAGTACCTGTTAGCCATAGTGCTTTTAGATGCACCTAAGTGATCGCATAGCTGCTGTCTGGACTTAAAATCATAGGCAGCCATTAACCTATGGATAGCCTCTCTCCCCCCTGTATTCTCGCCAGCTCTCACCTGTATCATTTTTTAATCCTATTGACGTATCAAATATTGGATCGTAGTATCTCGATTGTTCAAGTATTGAATCGCATAAAATAAGATAAAACGACGTAAACCAAACCTTAACTGAGAGATACTGCACTATGAGCACCGATATTTCAATTCGTGTACCAAAAGAGATGGCTACACCTGCAGAGTTCGCGGAATGGGAAGGCGTTTCCCGCGGTTCTGTTTATCAAAAAATTCACCATGGTCAGTTGGCTAAATACATGGTTAAAAAGGATAAAAACAAGGGTCGCGTATGTCTTCGCTACTTGATGTACAAAACCGATCAGGTTCGTGAGTCCCTTGGTCATTCCAACTTCCGCGTCATTGTTGGTCAGTAAGTTCGATTATGAGAACTTTTTGAGGGGCTCACATGTTTGATTATAAGATTTCCAAACATCCACACTTTGATGATGCCTGTCGCGCTTTCGCACTGCGGCACAACATGGCGAAGCTTGCAGATCGAGCAGGCATGAATGTCCAGACACTGCGCAACAAACTGAACCCGGAACAACCGCATCAACTTACCGCGCCGGATATTTGGCTGCTGACGGATATCACAGAGGACTCCACGCTTGTTGATGGGTTCCTGGCTCAAATCCATTGCCTGCCATGTGTGCCGCTGAACGAAGTAGCCAGCGAGAAAATGCCTCATTACGTTTTGAATGCTACAGCAGAGATTGGTCGTGTTGCAGCAAGCGCTGTTTCTGGCGAACACCAGACAACAACCGAACGTCGGCAGGTTATCGAAAGCATCAATTCTGTCACTCGCTTAATGGCACTTACAGCTGTTTCCATGCATGCGCGCCTGCAGTACAACCCGGCAATGGCAAGTGCTGTTGATACAGTGACGGGCCTCAGCGCGTCTTTTGGTCTGATCTGAGGTGCTCATGCTTAATAAAGAACCCTCATTCGCATCGCTTTTGGTTAAACAAAGCCAGGGTATGCACTGCGGCCATGGCTGGATTATCGGGAAAGATGGCAAGCGCTGGCACCCGTCCCGCTCTCAGGAAGAACTACTGGCAGGGCTGACCACTACCAAACAGGTGAAACCATGGCTATTGAAGGTACTTCTGCGACTGTTCCACTAAGCCCGGGTCAACGGCTTGAAGGACTGAACCATATAGCTGAATTAAGGGCGAGTGTGTTTGGTCTGAATATTGAGCCAGAGCTTGAAAGGTTCATTAAAGATATGCGCGACCGTCGCGATATAAACCATAAAAAAAATGAGCGCGCACTGGCTGCCATATTCTTTATGGCAAAAATTCCGGCAGAACGTCACGGCGTCAATATTAGTGATCTGACTACTGACGAAAAGCGGGAACTGATTAAAGCAATGAATCATTTTCGTGCAGTGGTGAGCTTATTTCCCAAACGGCTAACCATGCCGAATTAACCCACAACAGAAATTAATGGCGTAAACCCGCCGGGCATTCTTTTGCCCAAATTCAGGAGAAAGAACAGTGCAGAACGAATTACCAAAAATGTTTGTAGCCGAAACCGATCCGCTTATGGCGGTGATCGACATTGCCAAACGTGAGGAGCGCAAAGGCCGCGCGCTAGCAGTTTCAATCCGCCTTGAGGCACTGGCAACCCATATCACCAACAAAGGGTTAAACGGTATTGAAGCGGCTGAGCTTCTGCGCCGCGAAGCAACCCGCTACGAAAACGAATCTCAGGAGCTGCACTAATGGCTGATTCTATGGATCTCGTACAGCAGCGCGTTGAAGAAGAACGCCAGCGCCACATCCACACTGCCCGCAACAGAGCGCCGGGCGTTTCTCGTGTGCTTTGCATCGAATGCGATGCACCGATCCCTCCAGCTCGCCGCCGCGCTATTCCGGGCGTGCAGTGCTGTGTGACCTGTCAGGAAATCGCAGAGCTAAAAAGCAAACACTACAACGGAGGTGTTGTATGAGCACTATCCTGAAATGGGCGGGAAACAAAACCGCCATCATGTCCGAACTCAAAAAGCATCTCCCAGATGGCCCTCGACTGGTTGAACCTTTCGCAGGTTCCTGCGCTGTGATGATGGCAACAGACTATCCTTATTATCTTGTTGCGGATATTAACCCTGACCTTATAAATCTTTATCAGGTGATTAAAGAAGACGTTAACAGCTTTATTCATTTGGCAGAGCGTATTTTCTCCAAGTTCACCACGGAAGAAGATTATTATAAATGCCGCCAGTTTTTTAACACTGTACCCCTGGAGCCAATAGAAAAGGCAGCTTATTTCCTTTTCCTTAATCGTCATTGTTATCGCGGTTTGTGCCGTTATAACCAGCGCGGTCTTTTCAATGTTCCATATGGTAATTACAAAAAGCCTTATCTGCCTGTCGATGAAATACGTGCATTTGCTGAAAAGGCTGTGCGCGCGACGTTCATCTGCGCCAGTTATGACGAAACGCTGGCAATGCTGCAGGCGGGTGATGTTGTCTACTGCGATCCGCCTTATGACGGTACTTTTAGCGGTTATCACACTGCCGGGTTCTCTGATGATGACCAGTATGATTTGGCATCTATTCTGGTGCGCCGGTCATCAGAAGGCCATCCGATCATCGTGTCCAATAGCGACACCCGCCTGATTCGTTCGTTTTATCGAAAATTCACCCTTCACCGCATCAGCACAAAACGCAGCATTGGCGTTGCCGCGGGCGAAGGGAAAAAAGCTGACGAGCTCATTGCGGTGCTTAAACCAAAGATGTGCGTAAGCGTCGATCCAGGTGGCCCTGATTGCTCTGTTGTATGGAAGGTGCCTGCGTGAAAGGGGCGCAGCTCGGGGCCCATCATTTTCACGGGACGCCTGTTTGGGGGAGTGCCGGTGATGTTCATCGCATTGCGGTGAGCGGAGCCGGTGCTTTCGTTTCATATGTGCGCCCGGACCAGATTGCAGCATCTCTCAATTTTGCCGCCGCAGTGGGTATTGATAACGGAGCATTTTCAGCATGGATGCGGGGCCTGGTTATTAACTGGTGCGAATTCTATGAGTGGCTGCTTGGCTATTACCACCATCCTAAAGTGGCTTTTTTCGTGATCCCTGACGTTGTGGAGGGGGAAGAAAGCGATAACGATGCACTGATTCGTCAGGTTCCTCGCATGTTTCGGGATAAGGCGGCTCCTGTCTGGCACCTGCACGAATCTATAGATCGTCTGGTTGAGCTTTGCCGCGAATGGCCCCGGGTTTGTTTTGGGTCATCTGGAGAATATGCGGTAATCAGGACAGAGCGCTGGCATCGTCGTATGCAGGAGGCTTTCGAAACTATTTACTGCAAATATACCTTTCAAACCAGAGTTCATGGCCTGCGTATGCTGGATGGGCGTGTGATGGGCAATTATCCACTCGCCACAGCTGACAGCACGAATCTGGCCTGCAATGTTCCTAAATTCAACTCTAAATATCCTGAACTAACCAGGGCTATCCGCGAGGCTGAGTATTCACGCGGTCTTAGCGAAAAAGAGCTCAAAGCCGTAATTTTGAAAAATCGTTGCGCCATTCTTAAAGGTGCTATCGAGGCAGTGCGGCCGCCCTCGATCTTTGAATGGTCCTCAAAAGGGTTGCAGCCTTTCCAGCTTGAACTGGAGATCGCATGAGCAATTACCGCTATTCATGGAATGCTGAAAAGAAAGCGGTTAACCCTTATCTGGATAAAGATAAGCGTGCCACTTCATCCGTGCTTTCAAACCTGATTACTCTCTATGCTGCGGATAACGAGCAGGAACAGCTGCGCCGCGAAGCCCTGAGTAATGAGGTCTGGGATCGCTATTTCTTCAATGAATCCCGTGATCCTGTTCAGCGGGAAATGGAGCAGGACCAGCTGCTAAGCCGCGCCAAAATGGCCCGCGAACAGCAGCAATTCAATCCCGATCTGGTCATCGTTGCTGACGTGAGCGCCCAGCCGGCGCATATCAGTAAGCCGCTTCTTGAACGGATTAAATATTTCGAGGGCTTGGGCAAACCGAAGGCATATTCCCGCTATCTACGTGAAACTATCAGGCCGTGCCTGGAACGCCTCGGGCGCGTGCGTACCAGCCAGATTTCTGCGTCATTCCGTTTTATGGCGAGCCACGACGGGCTGGAAGGCTTGCTGGTCCTGCCCGAAATGAATCAGGAGCAGGTTAAGCGGTTGTCAACCCTGGTGGCGACACACATGAGCATGTGTCTGGATACTGCCTGCGGTGAGCTGTTTATGGATGAAGACGTTACGCCAGAAGAGATCCGCCGGTCATGGGAAAGGGTGGCCGCTGAGGCTATGCGCCTTGATGTTATCCCGCCTGCTTTCGAGCAGCTACGCCGTAAAAAGCACCGCCGTAAGCCGGTTCCATACGAGCTTATTCCGGGCTCGCTTGCCCGTATGCTTTGCGCAGACTGGTGGTATCGCAAGCTGTGGCAGATGCGGTGTGAATGGCGGGAAGAACAGTTGCGCGCTGTCTGCCTGGTTAACAAAAAAGCGTCACCGTATGTCAGCTATGAAGCTGTGATCCACAAACGCGAACAGCGTCGCAAATCACTGGAGTTTTTCCGCTCGCATGAGTTGGTTAACGCCGAAGGTGACACGCTGGATATGGAAGAAGTGGTAAACGCCAGCAGCAGCAATCCGGCGCACCGGCGCAACGAAATGATGGCCTGCGTTAAGGGGCTGGAGCTGATCGCAGAAATGCGTGGTGAATGCGCCGTGTTCTATACCATCACCTGCCCGTCACGCTTTCATGCAACGCTCAATAACGGCAGGCCGAACCCGAAATGGACCAGTGCCACGGTCCGCCAGAGCAGCAATTACCTGGTGAATATGTTTGCCGCCTTCCGTAAGGCTATGCACAAAGCCGGGCTGCGCTGGTATGGCGTTCGCGTTGCTGAGCCACACCATGACGGCACCGTGCACTGGCACCTGCTTTGCTTCATGCGCAAAAAGGACCGCAAATCCATCACCGCGCTGCTGCGTAAATTCGCCATTCGTGAGGACCGGGAGGAGCTGGGCACCAATACCGGGCCGCGATTCAAGTCTGAGCTTATTAACCCGCGCAAGGGGACACCGACCAGCTATATCGCCAAATACATCAGTAAAAACATTGACGGGCGCGGACTGGCGCAGGAAATCAGTAAAGAAACGGGCAGATCGCTGCGCGATAACGCTGAGAACGTAAACGCCTGGGCTTCGCTGCATCATGTACAGCAATTCCGCTTCTTTGGTATTCCTGGCCGCCAGGCATACCGTGAACTGCGCCTGCTGGCCGGTCAGGCTGCCAGGGCGCAGGGTGACAAGAAGGCAGGCGCGCCGGTACTGGAAAACCCGCGTCTGGATGCTGTATTGGCCGCAGCGGATGCTGGTTGTTTTGCCACCTACATCATGAAACAGGGCGGCGTCCTGGTTCCCCGTAAACATCACCTTGTCAGAACTGCCTATGAGCTTAACGACGAACCGAGCACCTACGGCGATCACGGTGTTCGTATTTATGGCATCTGGTCCCCGATCATTCAGGGCCGGATCTGCACTCATGCAGTGAAGTGGAAAATGGTTCGTAAAGCCGTTGACCTTCAGGAGGCGACAGCCGACCAGGGCGCTTGCGCCCCTTGGACTCGTGGCAATAACTGTCCCTCTGTTGAAAAAATGTACCAGACAGGGGGCCAACTACGGGGCAGCAAAGAACCTGCAGCGCTGTCGGACTTCGAAAACATGAGCAAAAAGGAACTGCGCGAGCTGACGGCAAGGCTGCGGCTGGTTAAACCGAAGCGCCGAAAAGGCTACAAACAAGAAATTACAGAACATCAATGGCTACAACTCGATGCGGAGCTGCTGTCCAGAGGCTTTGACGCCAGTGAAACGGAAGTGGATTTGCTTCTGCGTGGCGGCAGCCTGCCATCTGGAGCCGGGCTGCGCCTGTTCTACCGGAACCAGCGCCTACAGGAGGATGACAAATGGCGTCAGTGGTACTGACAGCTCAGAGAAATGGCATATCTATTAATCAAAGAGTTAGCTGAGTAAAAAACTATTTCAGCTTTAAAATCATATGATGTACTGTATATATAAACAGTAATATTGGGAGGGAGTTGTGAACGATTTGTTCATGGAGTCACTTGCACTGCAGCGTATAGAACTTATGGCCCGGCTGGTCGCCAGCTCAGATTGTAGCGATGACGACAAGGAGGTTGCGATCTCGTGGCTGTCGGAGCTTACAAGCGATCTGGTTACCAGGCTGAATGAATATGGAGTAGGGCAGGATGAGAGTACGCATTAGTGATTCCGCACCATGGGAAACTCCCTCCCATATGTCATCCTGCGGTTTGAGATCGCAGTGCATGTCTATGGTGCATGGATTCGCATGATCCAAAAAGGATCGCTACGGGTCGGGGCCGCCAGAACTGGCGCGCTTTCCGGCCTGTCATGCACCTGCATGAAAACCACTACACAAAGCGGGCAGGCGTGGCGGGGATACGAGCGCGCGTTGGCAGTAAAGTTTCGTATCGAGGTCTATCCAATTACTGAGCGATAGCCTATGATATCTTTTAATATCTATTGGCAAGGAAGAGCATTGTTTATGTTAAGCCATCATAAGAGAAAGATTAGAAAGTTAGAGTTTAGAAACAAATTATCAAAACTTAAACGTAGTCTTAAAAACAATATGAATAGCGCGGGCTGGGAATCAGTTGAGGCTGCTCGAAAGCGAATTGTTTTCATCAAAAGCCCTAACATACAAATATATAAAAGGAAAAAATTAATTACTAATAATAAAAGAATAACTTTTATTGCTCCGGTTTCTATAAATTATTATAAGGAATCCGAGTTTGAATTAATGAATAAATTTTTAATAAACCTGCGCGATTGTGTAATGAAAGGTCATCGAGTGTTTATTGATTTTTCTACTACGAAACAGATAAGTGCCGCAGCAATGCTATCTTTTTTAGCTGAAGTTGATGTACTAACCAAAAAAAGTAATCATGGATATAATGCGATTAACTTCTCACATCCAAAAGAAAAGAAAATTGAAAGTATTCTTTGTCAGGTTGGGTTTTATGATTTGCTGAGAAAAAGCAAAAGAGAAACGGAAAGTTTTGACGATGTGACTTTTTGGAAATATACGTCGGGTTCATGTTCTGAGCCTCTTCTCGCAAAGGATATGATGATTGAAATTAAGAAGGAGCTTGAGCAAAAATCTTCAAAGAAACTATATCGAGGTTTTACGGAGGCGATGTCAAACTCTGTTGAACATGCTTATGTAGATGATGATTCTCATAGTGAAGAAGATGAAACTGCTAAATGGTGGACCTTTGCAGGCATACATGAAAAACACTTGACTGTTGTTATTTGTGATAAAGGAGTAGGGATCCCTGCAACATTACCTAAGACCCAGGGCGTATCAGTTTTGAAGAAAGTTTTTGAGGTGCTTGGGGTGTCATTAACCAACGTAAAGGACTCTGTTTATATTAAAGCATCTACAACTTTAAGAGAGACGAGGACTGGTGAGCAAAATAGAGGGAAAGGATTAAACGATATAAAGTCGGTAATAGACTCTATCGGGGACGGATTTATGGGTATTTTTTCAGATAAAGGCCGCTATATTTATAAGGGAAAAACTGGTAAGATTAACGAGATACTTTTGGATTATAAAACATCCGTTAATGGTACTATAATTGAATGGAATATCCCATGCGAGGTGGAGGCGGAATAAATGAAAACAATAAAAGTTGCTGACAGGTATCCATGCCCAGGTCCAAGATTTAAAAAATTAGGACCCGCTTCAGGAGAAGAGTTTCGGGAGTGGATTGAAAAAGAACTTAAACATTCTCCTGAACTAGTAATTAACTTGGACGGGACTGAGGGCTATGGCTCTTCGTTTTTGGAAGAGTGTTTCGGCGGTTTAATTAGGAATAATAATGATCCAGATATTATTAGGGGTATAAAGTTTATTTCAGATGAGGAGCCGGAATTGATTGATGAAATAAATGAATATATTGAAGATGCAATAAGGGTGCATCATGGCTAACTCAATTACTCAAGCTTGTACATGGAGTTCAGATTTTTGGTGTAAATTTGGAACCTTGTTTAAAGATGAGAATCAGTACGTCACTTGGGCGTTGGTTTTGCTCGGTTGGGCTATTGCAGCATTAGTTGCGTACATTCAGTACAGCAGTGGAGCAAAAGATTCCAAGAAAGAATATCATAATGAATGGATAGGTGAGTTTAGAACTAAGTTAGAAAGTCTGGAAGATTTTGCTTTGGAGTTTTGGGCTGAGCAAAGTATAAAAAACCCGACTCTTGCTATTGCAAAGATGAGCCGGGAAATTAAAAGCCTAACAACAACAGCTAAAGATATTCAAAAGGCTGGAGGGGTAAGTTATCAACCCAAGTTGTTTAAAGATTTACGTCAGGCCATGACTTTTGATGCAGATATTCCTAATAGGCCTTTAGCCCCAGATTGTATGCAGATACGTCGTATTAGAGAAACTTGTACTAGCTTAAGAATGTTATACGGCAGAAAAAATTAATTCACCCGTATAGAGAGCATTTATTTAATGCTCTCTATACTCTCATAGTTTATAATCCTTAAAAGTAATCAATTTCTCATTAACCCAATCGTTTATTTCTTCAAGCCTTCGTTGTAAGGGAATTAACTCATTCCTTACAAATACATTCGCCGCCTTCTCCACATCCCCAAATCCCCCAACATTGCTCGGCATAATCCCCATCATCTGCGGCGGAACGCGGTGCGCCGCCATCATGTCATCCCGGCTCACGTTCTTGATATTCAGAAACTCATCCTTTGCCGCGACCTCTGACAGCGGGATGATCTGAATCCCGTCCTTTTTGCCGTTCGGCGAATACATAAACAGGTTGCGGAAATTGCCCGGCCCTTTGGCGCTTTTCATGGCCTGGCGGATGTTGTTCACGTCCTCCTGGTTCTGCGCGGCATCGGTCATGTACATGATGAACCCCGCATGGCTGCCGTTGATGTAATACTTTCGGCGGAACAAGGTAGCGGACTCGTTCAGCAAGGCGGACGGAATAGCGGACAGGTACTCCGGCAGGCCGTAAATCTCCTGGTTCAGGTCCGGCTCCATCAGGTGAAAAATGCTGCTTTTGGTGAACTCATAGGGCTGCGTGGTCATGCCGTATTGCACAAACCAGTAGGTATCCAGATCCACGCCCCGGCGGGTGTATTTTGCCAGCGACGGCTCCAGCGACAGAATGCCGCCGAGCCGGTTGGTGCGCTTCTCCAGATAGGCGTTACCAAATACGAGATAGTCCTGCACAAAACGGCTGAACGCCTGCTGGCTCAGCAGTGGATGCGGGATAAAAGTGCTGGTCAGAATGTTGCGCTTCACGGCAATCGGCGAGCTGTGGTGTACGGCGGCGCGGTAGGTGCGCGCTAGTCCGTCAAAACTGACCGGTGGCTCATACCAGCGGTCCATCTGCACGCACTCCACATAATCCAGCAGCTCGCGGCGGTCCAGCACTGGGATCGGGTCGCCAAAGCTGAACGCTTCTGCCGTTGTCGCGCCGCTGTACTGAACGCTTTGCGCGGCTGCAGCGCGGTTTTTCTTACTCTTGCCCATCAAAAAATCTCCACAATATTGCTGGTATTGGCGGATTCGCCCTGCAGCGGTTCGTTAAACAGTGCGTGCATTGTTGCCCACGCCAGATCGGCATGGCTGGCTTCTTCGCTGCGGCTGGCTTCGTAGGTTGGGCGGTTGCCGCTGGCGGTGGTGGCCCGGCGGATTGCCATGAATGACTGCGCGATGTCGGTGTGTCCGGCGTCGAACTCCAGGCGGCGGTGGCTGATAATGTCGTAGGCCTTGAGCACCAGGGCGTTTTTGACGTTGGGGTTGTAGACAAACTCGCGCACGGCAGGGAAGAACGCCTTCACATTCTCATACACGCCGTGGCCGACGCCGGTGGAGTCGATGCCGATATAGGTCACGTTGTACTGCTGGGTCAGCTTTTTGATGGCGTCCGCCTGAGCGCGGAAGTCCATCCCGCGCCACTGATGACGCTCCAGAATACGGAACTTGCCGCCCGGAACGGCAGGCGGGGCCATGACCACGCAGCCCGCGCTGTCACCGTTCTGCGTACCTTTCGCCGGGTCATAGCCGATCCACACTTCACGCCAGCCAAACGGGCGCAGCGCCAGCGCGTGAAAGTCGCTCCAGACCTCCCAGCTGTCCACCATGCACGCCTGCAGCTCGCTGAGCGGAAACACGGACGCCAGATCGTCGATAAACTCGCACATCAGCAGGTTCTGATATTCGTCCGGGCTGTACTCCATGCGCAGCTGGTCAATGTCGAACAGGTTACACCCGCCGCGCACCGCGTCTTCCACGGTGACAATCTGGCGATACTGTCCGTCCGGACAGAGCAGGCCGGGAGCCAGGCTGCCGTGAGTCAGGTCAATATCTACCTTGTCCGCTTTGGCGCGGCCCCGGTTGAACAGCGCGCCGGACCAGAACGGATACGCGCTGTGAGTCAGGCTGGACGGCGTGGAGAAGTAGGTCTGACGCCATTTTTTGTGAATGGCCATCCCGGATGCCACCTTGCGCAGCTCCTGGAATTTCGGTATCCAGAAATATTCATCCAAGTACAGGTTGCCGTGGTAACTCTGCGCCGTGCGGGCGTTGGTACCGAGGAAGTACAGACACGCGCCGTTACTGAGCGTCATCGGATCGCCTTTCAGCTCCACATCGACCTCTTTGGCAAAGTCGATGATGTACTGCTTAAAGACGTGCGCCTGCGCCTTGCTGGCGGAGAGGAAAATCTGGTTGCGCCCGGTGGTGATGGCGTCAATCAACGCCTCACGGGCGAAGAAGAAGGTCGCCCCAATCTGGCGCGACTTGAGCAGGTTGCGGATACGGTGCCGGTTGCCTGCCTCCCACCAGTGGTGCTGGTAGGCAAACATCGAGTCGTGGAATACCTCCTGCAGTTTCTCGATCTGCTCGTCGGTGAACAGGTTCTTTTCTGGCGGCTTGCGCGGGCCTTTGTTACGGTTCGCCACGTTGGGATTCAAATCTGCTTCGTTGCCGCCGTCGTTGAATTTGCCGATGCGGGCGTGGCGCTCGGACTGGCGCGCCAGCAGGTCAATTTCCTTGAAGTCTTTCCCTTCTTTCTGCTCCTTCATGATGAGCTGGCAGTAGCGCGCGGCGGTGGTGAGCTGCATCTGATCCAGCGGCCCGTACTCGCCCCATTTGTCGCGCTTCTTCCAGCTGTGAACGGTGGCAACTTTCTCGCCCAGCATTTCAGCAATGCGGGCTACGCGGTATCCCTGAAAGTACAGCAGCATAGCCTGCCGACGGGGATCGAGGTCTGCGGGGGTCAGTGTCATGTCCATGGCACAAGCCTACGGCCTTGACTGGCCTCTTTCTTCGGCTTCGTTTTGTATGGCGAAAGGCACAAGCGCCGTGCGTTGTCTCACTCCCCCCATCCCCGCAACCATAAGGCTCCAGACAGTTTTCTAACGGAGCACGGCTCATGACAGTGAAAGCAAAGCGTTTCCGCATCGGGGTGGAAGGTGCCACCACCGACGGACGCGAAATCCAGCGCGAATGGCTGGAACAGATGGCGGCGAGCTACAACCCGACGGTCTACACCGCGCTGATTAACCTTGAGCACATCAAGTCCTACTCCCCGGACAGTGCTTTTAACCGCTACGGCCAGGTGACGACGCTGGTCGCCGAAGAGATCAAGGACGGCCCGCTGGCAGGCAAGATGGCGCTGTACGCCGACGTGGAGCCAACCACCTCACTGGTGGAACTTGTCAAAAAAGGCCAGAAGCTGTTCACCTCCATGGAAGTCAGCCCGAAATTTGCCGACACCGGCAAAGCCTATCTTGTTGGTCTGGCCGCAACCGACGATCCGGCGAGCCTCGGCACGGAAATGCTGGCGTTCAGCGCCAGTGCTGCCCGCAACCCGCTGGCGAACCGTAAGCAGAAACCGGACAACCTGTTTTCTGCCGCCGAAGAAACGCTGATCGAGCTGGAAGAAATCCAGGGCGACAAACCCTCCCTGTTTGCCCGCGTCACCGCGCTGTTCACCAAAAAAGAGCAGACAGACGACGCGCGATTCTCTGACGTGCATCAGGCCGTTGAGCTGGTCGCCACCGAGCAGCAGAACCTGAGTGAACGCACCGCCAAAACCCTGACCGAAAACGGCGAACGCCTGTCCGCGCTGGAATCCTCCCTACAGGAGCAGCAGGCCGCTTTTGCTGAGCTTGAGCAGAAGCTCAACCGCGAAGACAGCCGCAGGGACTACCGCCAGCGCGCGCCGGGCGGCGACGCCCCGGCAGGCACCATGACCAATTGCTGAGGAGCAAACCAACACATGAAACAGAAAACCCGCTTTGCCTTTAACGCTTACCTGCAGCAACTGGCGCGTTTGAACGGTGTGGCCGTGACCGAGCTTGCCAGCAAGTTCACCGTTGAGCCGTCGGTATCCCAGACGCTGGAAGATGAAATTCAGCAGTCCGCCGCGTTTCTGACGCTAATTAACGTGATGGGCGTGGCCGAACAGTCCGGGCAGCTGCTGGGGCTGGGTGTCGGCAGCACCATTGCAGGCACCACCGATACCACCACCAAAGAGCGCGAGCCGACCGATCCGACGCTGATGGCCGACGTGGAATACAAATGCGAGCAGACCAACTTCGACACCGTGCTGACCTACGCGAAGCTGGATCTGTGGGCCAAATTCCAGGACTTCCAGGTGCGCATTCGCAACGCCATCGTCAAACGTCAGGCGCTGGACCGCATCATGATCGGCTTCAACGGCGTGAAGCGCGCCAAAACCTCTAACCGTGGCGAGAACGTGCTACTGCAGGACGTGAACAAGGGCTGGCTGCAGAAAATCCGCGAAGACGCGCCGGACAACGTGCTGGGCACTAAAACGGCAGACGACGGCACCGTGACCGTCGAACCGGTGAAAGTCGGGAAGGGCGGTCTGTACGCCAACCTGGACGCGCTGGTGATGGATGCGGTCAACGAGCTTATCGATCCGATTTTCCAGGACGACGATGAGCTGGTTGTGGTCTGTGGCCGCGAGCTGCTTTCCGACAAGTATTTCCCGCTGGTCAACAAGGAGCAGGAGAACAGCGAAAAAATCGCCGCCGATCTGATCATCAGTCAGAAACGCATGGGCGGCCTGCAGGCCGTTCGCGCGCCGTATTTCCCGGCGAACGCCGTGCTGATCACCCGCCTGGATAACCTGTCCATCTACTGGCAGGAAGATACCCGCCGCCGCTCGGTTATCGACAACCCGAAACGTGATCGCATCGAAAACTTCGAATCGGTGAACGAGGCCTACGTGGTGGAAGACTACCGCTGCGCGGCTCTGGTGGAAAACATCGAAATCGGTGATTTCAGCGCGCCTGCCGCACCGGACGCCGGGGAGTAACGCATGAGCCTGAGTCCCGCACGGCAGCACCGCCTGCGCATTCAGGCTGAACAGGCCGCCCGCGAGGGCGGCAGTGTTCGCCATGCCTCGGGCTATGACCTGATGCTGCTCCAGCTGGCCGAAGATCGTCGCCGCCTCAAGGGCATCCAGTCCACGGTGAAAAAGGCGCAAATCAAGGTGGAGCTGCTGCCGAAATATTCCGCCTGGGCGGATGGCGTGCTGGCCGCCGGAGGGGCGCAGCAGGATGACGTCCTGATGTACGTGATGCTGTGGCGTATCGATGCCGGGGATTATGCCGGGGCGCTGGAAATCGGGCGTCATGCCCTGCGCCATGGCTGGGTGATGCCGCTCGGGAATCGCAACGTGCAGACCGTGCTGGCCGAGGAAATGGCCGATGCGGCACAAAGCGCGATGCTGGCGGCGGCTCCTTTCGACGCCGACCTGCTGCTGCAGGCGCTGGACCTCACCACCGGGCAGGATATGCCGGACCAGTCACGGGCGCGTCTGCACAAAGCCATCGGCGCGGTGCTAAGCGAAAGCAACCCGTCATCGGCCCTGAATCACCTCACTCATGCGCTCCAGCTGGACTCCCGCTGCGGTGTGAAGAAAGACAAAGAGCGGCTAGAGCGCAGACTGCGCAACGACCGCTGACGTAACGTGCCCCGCGCACGGGCGGCACGGGATGGCGACAGGCATGGCCTCATCAAAATCCCGTTCACCGCCCACTTATTCAGGAGAAGACCGCATGAAGTTTGTTGCGCCCGAACCGGCACCGGAACAGGCGGAGGTCATCAAAAACACGCCGTTCTGGCCGGATGTGAGCCTGTCGGAGTTTCGCAGCGTGATGCGCATCGACGGCACGGTGACGCAGCCGCGCTTAAAGCAGGTGCTGCTGACCGCCATTTCCGAAGTGAACGCCGAACTGTTCGACTTCCGCAACCGCCAGCAAATGCTCGGCTTTCAGGCGCTGGCTGATGTACCGGCGGACGTGCTCGACGGCAAAAACGAGCGCATCCAGCACTACCACAACGCCGTCTATTGCTGGGCGCGTGCCGTGCTCAATGAGCGCTATCAGGACTATGACGCCACGGCGTCCGGGGTAAAACGCGGGGAAGAGCTGGCCGAGGCCAGCGGCGACCTGTGGCGGGATGCGCGCTGGGCGATCAGCCGGGTACAGGATGCGCCGCACTGCTCGGTGGAGCTTATCTGATGAAAGTGCGTGCGCACCAGTATGACACGGTGGACGCCCTGTGCTGGCGTCACTACGGGCGCACGCAGGGTGTCATGGAGCAGGTATTACGTGCCAATCCGGGGCTGGCTGAACACGGCCCCTTTTTACCGCACGGGCTGCAGGTGGAGCTGCCGGATCTCCCGACATCGACCACCGCGCAGACCGTCCAGCTATGGGAATGAATGATGACGCTTGAACGACTCAGCGCCTTTATCACTTACTGCATCGCCGTGCTGCTGGCCTGGCTGGGCGACCTGTCGCTCAAGGATGCATCAACGGTCGGCGGCGTGCTGATTGGTGTGCTGATGCTGGCGATCAACTGGTACTACAAACACCAGTCTTTCAAACTGCTGCGCGGCGGCAAAATCTCGCGGGGGGAGTATGAATCCTTCAATCGTTAAGCGTTGCCTGGTCGGGGTAGTACTGGCTATCGCCGCCACGCTGCCCGGTTTTCAGTCGCTGCATACTTCCGTCGAAGGGCTGAAATTGATTGCCGATTACGAAGGCTGCCGCCTGCAGCCGTATCAGTGCAGCGCGGGCGTCTGGACCGACGGCATCGGCAACACGTCCGGCGTGACGCCCGGCAAAACTATCACCGAACGGCAGGCGGCGCAGGGGCTAATCAGCAATGTGCTGATTGTCGAACGGGCACTGGAAAAATGCGTGGTGCCATCGGTGCCGCAAAAGGTCTATGACGCCATGGTGTCGTTTGCCTTTAACGTTGGCACCGGCAACGCCTGCAGCTCCACGCTGGTGAAACTGCTGAATCAAAAGCGCTGGGCGGATGCCTGCCGCCAACTGCCGCGCTGGGTGTACGTCAAAGGCGTGTTTAATCAGGGGCTGGATAATCGCCGCGCGCGTGAAATGGCCTGGTGCCTGAAAGGGGCTGGAGTATGACGCGCACGCTGGCGGTTTTTTTGCTGCTACTGGCAGCGCTGGCCTGGCAGTCGTGGCGGCTGAACAACGCCCGGCACGCCATCGAAACGCAAGGCGAACAGCTAGCGACTAAAGCGCAGGCACTGGCGGAGAAAAACAGCCAGCTGATCGGTCTGTCCATTCTAACCGAAACCAACAGCCGGGAGCAGATGCGACTTTATGCGTTGGCGGAGCAGACCAGCGCGCTGCTGCGTCACCGGCAGCACCGGATCGAGGAACTGAAACGTGAAAACGAGCATTTACGCCGCTGGGCTGACACTCCTTTGCCTGCTGACATTATCCGGCTGCGGGAGCGTCCGGCCATCGCCGGAGGTGCAGCTTACCGTATATGGCTGTCCCAGAGTGACACCGTGCAGTCTGAACCCGTCAGCTCCGCGCACTAACGGCGATCTGAACGCGATGCTGGATGAAACCGAGGCCGCCTGGGCGGTCTGTGCTGACAAAGTGGACACGATAGTGACGTGCCAGGAGCTAAACAGTGAACAAGCCGCAGTCCTTACGCAGCGCCCTGAATAACGCATTGCCGTATGTGCGCGATAATCCCGACAAGCTGCATCTGTTCGTGGATAACGGTTCTCTGGTGGCAACCGGTGCGCAGTCCATGTCGTGGGAATATCGTTACACCCTGAACGTGGTGATCGAGGATTTCAGCGGCGACCAGAACCTGCTGATGGCCCCGGTGCTGCTGTGGTTGAAAGCCAATCAGACGGATGCCATCAACAACCCGCAGTTGCGCGAAAAACTGTTCACCTTTGAGGTGGATATTCTGCGCAACGACGCGTGTGATATCAGCCTGAACCTGCAGCTGACGGAGCGCGTGCTGGTCAGCTCCGATGGTGGTATCTCGACGGTTGAGGCGGAGCCAGAACCCGACGAGCCAGAAGAAATGTGGACGGTGAAACGTGGATAATCTGCATAAAGTGGACGAGTGGCTGGCCGCACTGCTGGCGAATCTGGAGCCAGCCGCACGTCAGCGCATGATGCGGGAATTGGCGCAGGAGTTGCGGAGGAATCAGCAAAACAACATCCGGCTGCAGCGTAATCCTGACGGCAGCGGGTATGAGCCGCGAAAAGTCACGGCGAGGACTAAAAAGGGACGCATTAAACGGCAGATGTTCTCGAAACTACGCACGGCGAAATACCTGAAAACTACAGCCGGCGCGGATTCAGCCTGTGTGCAGTTTGCGGGGAAGGTGCAGCGTATTGCTAGGGTTCATCATTACGGCTTACGGGATCAAATTAGTAGTAAAGGACCTACTATTCGTTACAGTAGGCGTCTTCTTCTTGGGGTAAATGATAAAATGCAGTTGATTGTTTATAATTCATTTTATACTTGGTTGCGAAATGGTTTGTAAGTTGTTGTGGTGATTTTAATATTAAAATCACCACGTTTTGAAAAAAACTAAAGGAGTGCTTTAGTTAGTGAGTTCCTGTATTCGCTCCAAAAACTAAATTCATTCAGCTTAGTTCTCATATTAATATCTTGTTCGGAATAGGATGTGCTTTCAATTTTCTGACTAAGTAGGGTCAATACCAGTCGCGCAAGATGGATTTTTAAGTGTTCACAAGCAATGATTATACTTGTCATATTACTATCTTCTATTAATTCCCCATGGATTATAGCGTTCCTGATATCTGCTAGCCCGATACCGTTTTTATCTCGGAAGATAGGCCATAAATCATCATTCTTATTATTAAGTTCAGCTTCAAAGCTATTGACTACATCACGTAGAGATGTTCTGTTAAGTTCACTAAGTTTTCCTTTTATTTTTGAACGGATATCCTTGTCTTCTAGGATGTCGGGGCTTAAAAAGTTTTCTATTTTTTTTCTTAATGTTTTAAATTCATTTTCGGGGATGATGTATTGTGTGGTTTTGTTTTTTTTGTAGGTTAAGGTTATGGATTCGTATGCCTGAAATAAAGATAGATAATATGGTTCAAGATACTGCTCCTGCAAAATCAGTGTGTTAATAGCCAGCTTTATATTTTGTTTATATATTGATTTTTTGTAATTGTGAAAAATTTTATTCAAGCTTTTATTAACTTCTGGTGGAGTTAAAATTGCCTTGTCACCCGATGTGTTGGTTGTTTTGATATTAAAATGGCGATAAACGGTCGTGAGTTCATTTGATGTATCCAGTGTCCATTTAGCGCAAAATATTTTTTTGTCATGAATAAAGGATATAATATCATTTAACAAATCTATTTCTTCTAAAAGATTATCTTTAATATCACCGATTGTTAAACACTCGTTTTCAACTTCTAATGTGTAAAGTTGAGTTTTTTTAAGTGTTATGTTATTGGATGTGCCACTCGCAACGAATTTTGCATCCAATAATACCTTGCCTTTATCCATTAAATCTATCACTATAGGCTGGTTTTTTGTTTGTTTAATCCCTCCATCTTGCTCAAAGGAATGTTTAATATTTGGTGAAACTAAGTTGGCAGGGTTTATGTGAAAATTGATTTTTGTTTTTTTGTTTGTTTTTGTATCATTTTTCTTACGTCTGATGACAGTTTCACTAGGATGCGCAGTAAATTTATAATGCTCGTTTAAACCAGAGGTGTAGTGGCCCAAATCACTTATTCTACAGTTCTCTAGTGTGACAGTTTTTAAAAGATCGCCATTAACGTAATGTAATGGGATTTCAATTCGCCATTTGTCGGTGTTATAAAGTGAAAAAATATTTCTATCGAGTGTCTTAAATAAAAATTTATGCCACTTTGTGTTATCTTCGATTTTTAAATCACAAATCATCTCTATTTCAGAGAGTCTTCCTTTTTCCTGTGGATCATTATTTTGAATTAAAGGGAAGAATTTAATAGAAACTGAATCATATTCTTGTTGCGACATTTATCCTCCTTGTGTAGTACCTAGAACAATATCATTTGATATTAGCAAATCAAGTTTATGTTCATGATAGTGTAATGAACTCACAACTCACAGAAATCATGCGCCTTATCACCAACCTGATCCGCTCCGGCACCGTGACCGAAGTGGACCGGGAAAACTGGCTGTGCCGGGTGAAAGTCGGCGAACTCGAAACCAACTGGATTAACTGGCTGACGCTGCGTGCCGGTGGTGCCCGCACATGGTGGTGTCCCTCGCCGGATGAGCAGGTGGTGGTTCTGAGCATGGGCGGCAACCTCGAAACTGCATTCGCATTGCCTGCTATCTACTCCAGCCAGTTTGCACCGCCGTCGGATTCCGTAGACGCCAGCGTAACGCAGTACCCGGACGGCGGCTGGTTTGAGTATGAACCCGCCACCGGGCGCTGGCACGTCCGAGGCATCAAATCCATGGTGATCGAGGCGGCAGATAATATCACCCTCAAAACCTCTGATTTTGTTGTGGAGGCCAACACTACGCGCATCAACAGCGAAGTGGTGATCAACGGCGCTGTCACCCAGGGTGGCGGCCCGATGAGTTCCAACGGGATCGTGGTGGATAACCACGCGCACAATAAAGTTAAATCAGGCGGCGACACGTCGGGAGGCCCGGTATGACGCTGTATCTCGGCATGAGTCAGAACAACGGCCAAGCCATTACAGACACGGATCATCTGCGTCAGTCGGTGCGTGACATTCTGCTGACGCCGCAGGGCACTCGCGTTGCCCGGCGGGAATACGGTTCCCTGTTATCCGTCCTGATTGACCAGCCGCAGAACCCGGCGCTGCGCCTGCAGATCATGTCGGCGGTGTATATGGCGCTGAACCGCTGGGAGCCACGCCTGACGCTGGACTCCATCACCATCAGCAGCAGCTTTGATGGCTCAATGGTCGTTGACCTTACCGGGCTGCGCAATTCTGGCGCCCCAGTTTCCCTTTCCGTATCAACAGGAGCCGACAATGGCGGTCATTGATCTTTCACAGCTCCCCGCGCCGCAGATTGTGGACGTGCCGGATTTTGAGACGCTACTGGCCGAGCGTAAGGCCGCCTTTGTGGCGCTCTATCCGGCGGATGAGCAGGCAGCCGTCGCGCGCACACTGGCGCTGGAGTCTGAACCCATCACCAAACAGCTGCAGGAAAGTACCTATCGCGAAGTGCTGCTGCGCCAGCGCATTAACGAAGCCGCGCAGGCGGTCATGGTGGCGTATGCCCTCGGCGGAGATCTGGAACAGCTGGCCGCCAACTATAACGTGAAGCGCCTGACAGTGACGCCTGCCGATAATGACGCCGTGCCACCGGTAGCTGCCGTAATGGAAAGCGACGATGCGCTGCGTCTGCGTGTGCCCGCAGCATTCGAAGGACTATCCGTTGCGGGACCAACGGCGGCCTACGAATTTCACGCCAGAAGTGCGGACGGGCGCGTGGCGGATGCCAGCGCAACCAGTCCGTTACCGGCGGAGGTGGTGCTGACTTTGCTGAGCCGGGAGGGTGACGGCACGGCAGACAGTGACCTGCTGGCCGTGGTCGAAAAGGCGCTGAATAGCGAGAGCGTGCGCCCGGTAGCGGACCGCCTTACGGTGCGCAGCGCCGAAATTATCCCTTACAGCGTGGATGCAACCATCTTTCTCTATCCTGGACCGGAGGCTGAGCCGGTAATGGCGGCAGCAAAAGCCGGCCTGCAGAAGTACATCGTCAGCCAGACGCGACTCGGACGTGATATTCGCCGTAGCGCTATTTATGCCGCGTTGCATGTCGAAGGTGTGCAGCGTGTGGAGCTGGCTTCTCCACTGGCTGATGTGGTGCTGGACAAAACGCAGGCCGCCTCCTGCACGCTGTGGAATGTGACCAACGGGGGCACGGATGAATAGCCTGCTGCCGCCGGGTTCATTGCCGCTTGAACGCCGACTGGCGCAAAGCTGCAGCGGCATTTCCGGGCTGGAAGTGCCGTTGCGGGATCTTTGGAACCCGGCAACCTGTCCTGTCATTTTCCTGCCGTATCTGGCGTGGGCGTTTTCCGTGGACCGCTGGGACGAGAGCTGGACGGAAAGCGTGAAGCGCCGGGTGGTGCAGGACGCGTTCTATATCCATCAGCACAAAGGCACGACCAGCGCCGTGCGTCGGGTGGTGGAGCCGTTCGGCTTCCTGATCCGCATTATCGAATGGTGGCAGACCGGTGAACAGCCGGGCACGTTCCGCCTGGATATCGGCGTGCAGGACCAGGGCATCACGGAAGAAACCTATCTGGAGCTTGAGCGCCTCATCAGCGACGCCAAACCCTGCAGCCGTCATCTGATCGGCATGTCCATTAACCTGCAGACCAGCGGGCCGTATTTCGTCGGCGCGGCCACCTACACCGGCGAAGAAATCACGATTTACCCGTATATCAACGAAACCATTATTTCCGGCGGCACCGCTTACGAGGGCGGGGCGGTCCACGTTATTGACACAGTGAGAGTGAACCCATGAGCGCAAAATTCTACACCTTGCTGACGGAGATCGGCGCAGCGAAACTGGCCAGTGCCGCCGCACTCGGCGTGCCGCTTAAAATTACCCAGATGGCGGTGGGCGACGGTGGCGGTGTGCTCCCCACGCCCAGCGCACAGCAGACCAGGCTGATTGCTGAAAAGCGCCGTGCCGATCTCAATATGCTGTATATCGACCCGCAGAACAGCAGCCAGATTATTGCGGAACAGGTGATCCCCGAAACTGAGGGCGGGTGGTGGATTCGCGAGGTTGGTCTGTTTGATGATACCGGTGCGCTGATTGCCGTCGGCAACTGTCCGGAGAGCTACAAGCCGCAGCTGGCGGAGGGGAGCGGGCGCACCCAGACCGTGCGCATGGTGCTGATTACCAGCAGCACTGACACTATCACCCTGAAAATTGACCCCGCCGTGGTGCTGGCGACCCGCAAGTATGTCGATGACAAGGTGCTGGAGCTGAAGGTATATGTCGATGACCTGATGGCAAACCACCTGGCTGCAGCCGATCCGCATTCTCAGTACGCCCCGAAAGAGAGTCCGACCCTGACGGGCACGCCCAAAACGCCAACAGCACCGGCGGGGACGAACACCACCCAGATTGCCAGCACGGCATTTGTGCAGGCCGTGGTGTCGTTACTCAATAACGCGCTCGGACTGAAAGCACCGCTGGCAAATCCGGCCCTGACGGGAACGCCGACGGCACCTACTGCAGCGCAAACGGCTAATAACACGCAGATTGCCAATACGGCTTTTGTTAAATCGGCTATTGCAGCACTGGTAGGGTCAACACCGGCGGCACTGGATACGCTGAATGAACTGGCTGCAGCACTGGGCAACGATCCTAACTTTGCCACCACGATGACAAATGCACTAGCAGGGAAGATGGAGATCAGTAAAAACGGTGCGGATATTGCTGACGTTGCCGCCTTTTTGAATAACCTCGGTCTGGGGGCTGGTTCGGCCCTGCCGGTTGGGGTGCCAGTCCCATGGCCTCTGACTACAACTCCGGCGGGGTGGCTCAAATGCAACGGTGCAGCTTTTACTGCGTCGCAATATCCCAAACTGGCTCAGGCTTATCCGGCTTTGAAATTACCTGATCTGCGTGGTGAGTTTATTCGTGGCTGGGACGATGGTCGTGGCGTGGATACCGGTCGTGGATTGCTGTCAGCGCAGGGGGGAATGTCATTCGATCACAGGCACTGGTTGCCCACTACAAACGGGACGGGTGGAGATGGCGCGATGACAGCGGTCTTTATTGATGGAAATTCAGCAATGGCTTATTACCCGGATGGAACCAACGAATATAACCCGAACCCGTCCACGGGCACGTTGTTGCAGACATATACCGCAAAAGCCGCGCTTGGCTCTGCAATGTTTGGCAGTGAAACGAGGCCGCGTAACGTTGCATTTAACTATATTGTGAGGGCTGCGTAATGCAGAACGCTATAATGGAATACGGTTTTGCCACAACGGCAGGTAATGTTGTTGTGTTCAATTATGATAGTGAGACGCGGGAAATTCTGTCTTCAACAACAGAGTATATTCCTGTTGGTGTGGGACTCCCCGCGAATGCGTGTACTGATGTCCCACCTGAGGGAAAAGATGGTTTTGTTGTATGTCGAACGATTGCGGACGATAGCTGGGAATATTTAGCGGATCATCGTGGCGAAACTGTATGGAATACGGAAACCGGCGAACCTGTTGAAATATCCCTGCCGGGTGGTTATCCAGCGGGGACGACAACAGCCGCACCTGCAACACCTTACGATGCATGGAATGGTGAGCAATGGGTGACGGATGAAACTGCTAAAATTGCTGCCGATGTTAAGAATGCAGAATTAAAAAAGGCAGAGTTACTTATTATGGCAGGGGCAATAATCAGTCCTTTGCAGGATGCAGTTGAGCTGGGTATTGCTGATAATGAAGAAAGCAATCTATATGATGCGTGGAGGAAGTATCGAGTTTTATTAAATCGAGTCGATCCCCTCTTGGTACCAAATCTTGACTGGCCGGAACAACCGATTTAATTCCTCACCCCCTCATATTTGGAGGGGGATTTATAACAATTAACACAAGGCTTTCATTTTGCTTCAATCCAAAAATACATAACGCCGCATCCTAAAAATAGAAATAGATAAATCATTTGAGTCAGTAGGCGCGAATTTGTAATGTGGTATATAGCAGCGCGATCTGCTCTCAATAAATAGTAAAAGAAAAGAATCATAGCGCTAAATGTGAATGTGGAAAATACTATAAATATACTTAGAAAATAATTTTGAGCGGTTGAGTTATCGTCTTTTAATAAAATTATGGGGAAGCTTATTGTTATGATTGTTACTAGAGAGGATGAGATTCCAGCAGACCATAACAACGCTTCACACGTGAGTTTTCTTAATAGCATGCCGAAATTGTGTCGGATGTTGTGATTGCCCCAACTTTCTTTTCTCATGTATGCCATATCTTTAAAGAAAAATGAGATGGTTATAAAGAAATATAAAAAAGTCCAAATAAAATCTAATTGTTCAATTAATTTATAAATAACGGGGGTGACATATTTGTCGAGTGCGAAGGTTGGGGCGTTTGAGCTTATAAATAAAGCTATTACAGTTATCAAACACCATACAACTAGTCGGTAAAGGATCTCCCTCCTGACAGATTGTTTTATCCAATTATCAACAACGTTATCTTCAGCTTTCATTTGAATCTCAAGCCATTGTATTAGCGATACAACAATACATACCAAATGCATGCTTAGAATTCTACATGCAGCATATGCATTCAACCCTAAAGCGGAGTGAGTGCCTTATGGCTCAGGATTATCACCATGGTGTGCGCGTCGTTGAGGTCAACGATGGCACCCGCCCCATTTCAACAGTAAGCACGGCAATTGTCGGTATGGTCTGTACCGGCGATGATGCAGATGCGTCCGTGTTCCCCCTCAATAAACCGGTTCTGCTTACCGACGTGCTGACCGCCAGCGGTAAAGCAGGCGAGTCCGGCACACTGGCCCGCTCGCTGGATGCAATTGCCGACCAGGCTAAACCCGTGACCGTCGTGGTGCGCATTGCTCAGGGTGAAACCGAAGCGGAAACAACGTCCAACATTATCGGCGGCGTGACAGCTGACGGTAAAAAAACGGGCATGAAAGCGCTGTTATCTGCGCAGTCTCAGCTCGGCGTTAAGCCGCGCATTCTGGGCGTGCCGGGGCACGACACGCAGGCGGTTGCCACTGAGCTGCTGAGCGTGGCGCAGAGTCTGCGCGGGTTCGCCTATCTGTCAGCCTACGGCTGCAAAACGGTAGAGGAGGCCATTGCCTACCGCGCTAATTTCAGCCAGCGCGAGGGGATGCTGATCTGGCCTGATTTCATCAGTTTTGACACCGTGCTGAATGCTGACGCAACGGCTTACGCCTCAGCCCGTGCGCTTGGCCTGCGTGCCAAAATTGACGAACAGACCGGCTGGCACAAATCCCTGTCCAACGTGGGTGTGAACGGTGTCACCGGCATTTCTGCTGATGTGTTCTGGGATTTGCAGGACCCGGCAACCGATGCGGGGCTGCTGAACCAGAACGATGTCACCACGCTGATCCGCAAAGACGGTTTCCGCTTCTGGGGTTCCCGCTGCCTCAGTGACGATCCTCTGTTTGCCTTTGAAAACTACACCCGCACCGCGCAGGTACTGGCTGACACCATCGCAGAAGCGCACATGTGGGCGGTGGATGGTGTGCTTAACCCGTCGCTGGCCCGCGACATTATCGAAGGTATTCGCGCCAAACTGCGCAACCTGAAAACGCAGGGCTACATCATCGGCGCCGACTGCTGGCTGGATGAGTCCGTAAACGATAAAGATTCCCTGAAAGCCGGGAAGCTCACTATCGATTACGACTATACGCCGGTACCGCCTCTGGAAAACCTGATGCTGCGCCAGCGCATCACCGATCAGTATCTGCTGGATTTCTCCAGCCAGGTCAGTGCGTAAGGGGACAATATGGCTTTACCACGCAAGTTAAAACACCTGAACCTGTTTAACGACGGGAATAATTATCAGGGGATCGTTGAGTCTCTGACCCTGCCTAAATTCGGCCGCAAGTTTGAAAAGTATCGCGGCGGCGGTATGCCCGGTTCGGCTGATGTTGATCTGGGGCTTGATGATGGCGCGCTGGACACGGAATTTTCAATCGGTGGCACCGAACTGCTGTTATTCAAGCAGATGGGTAAAGCCACCGTTGACGGCATCCAGCTGCGTTTCACCGGCTCCATTCAGCGTGATGATACCGGCGAAGTGCAGGCTGTTGAGCTGGTTGTGCGCGGGCGACATAAAGAAGTCGATTCCGGCGAATGGAAAACCGGCGAGAGCAACACCACAAAAGTCAGCAGCACCAACAGTTACGCGAAGCTGACCATTAACGGCGAGGTGCTTTATGAGGTTGATGTGATCAACATGATTGAAATCGTTGATGGCGTGGACCTGATGGAAGAACACCGCAACGCCCTGGGCCTCTGATCTACTTTAAAGGCGCGGGCAGCCGCGCCAGTACCTTATTTAACAGGAAATGACAATGAGCGAACAACTGACTGAAAAAACCGTACAGCTGGACACCCCAATCAAACGCGGTAAAACCGAAATTGCCGAAATTGTGCTGCGCAAGCCGCAGTCCGGCGCGCTGCGTGGCACCCGTCTGCAGGCGATCATGGATATGGATGTCGGCGCGATGATGTCGATTATTCCCCGCATCTCCACGCCCGCGCTGACCGCTCAGGAAATGGCTGAAATGGACCCAGCCGATCTCACCGCGCTGTCGGTTGAGGTGGTCACTTTTTTGTTAAAGAAATCGGTGCTTGCCGGTTTGCCGACAGCCTGACGGTAGAGGACCTGGTGGCTGATATCGCCACCATTTTTCACTGGCCGCCGTCCGTCACTGACGTTATGCCGCTGACCGAAGTGCTGGAGTGGCGGCATAAAGCGATTCAGAGAAGCGGGGCCAGCGATGAGTGACACTAACCTGCGTTTGCAGGTAATTCTAAATGCGGTTGATAAGCTCACCCGTCCATTCCGATCAGCGCAGGCCAGCTCTAAAGAGCTGGCTACCGCCATTCAGCAAAGCCGCGCAAGATTAAAAGAACTGGACGCCCAGGCGGGCCGTATTGACGGTTTCCGTAAGGCAAGCGCACAGCTGGCTGTCACCGGCAACAGTCTTAAAGCCGCACGCGAAGAAGCTGCAAAGCTTGCCACGCAGTTCTCGGCCACTAACCGCCCGACGGCGGCGCAGGCTCGTCTGCTTGAGCAGGCAAAAAACCGCGTCAACGAGCTGCAGAGCAAATACAACGGTCTGCGTCAGTCGGTGCAGCGTCAGCGTCTTGCGCTCAATGAGGCCGGGCTGGACACCAAAAAGCTGAGCAGTGCGCAGCGTGAGCTGCGGCAGAATGCTGATGAAACCCGGCAGGCGCTGGACCGACAGCAGAAATCCCTTAAACGCCTGGGCGAGCAGCAGGCCCGAATGAACGCCGTCCGCGATCAGTATTCGCGGCGCCTTGAGGTGCGGGATCGTATCGCGGGCGCCGGAGCAACAACGACTGCCGCCGGGCTGGCGATGGGCGCGCCGGTGATGGCTGCCGTTAAAAGCTATGCCAGCATGGAAGATGCGATGAAAGGCGTAGCAAAGCAGGTTAACGGGCTGCGGGACGACAACGGCAACCGCACTAAACAGTTTTACGACATGCAGGATGCCATCAAGGCCGCCAGTGAACAGCTGCCGATGGAGAATGGCGCCATCGACTATGCCGCGCTGGTTGAAGGTGGCGCCCGCATGGGCGTGACAAACCAGAATGATTCTTACGAAGACCAGAAGCGTGACCTGCTGGCCTTTGCATCCACTGCTGCAAAGGCCGCAACGGCATTCGAACTGCCCGCTGATGAGCTGGCGGAGGGGCTGGGGAAAATCGCGCAGCTGTATAAAGTGCCGACCCGCAATATTGAACAGCTTGGCGATGCCCTGAACTATCTGGACGATAACGCCATGTCTAAGGGCGGCGATATCATCAATGTGCTGCAGCGCATGGGGGGCGTGGCCGACCGGCTTGATTTCCGAAAAGCGGCCGCGCTGGGTTCCACCTTCCTGTCTCTGGGCGCCGCGCCTGAAATTGCCGCCAGCGCATCAAATGCGATGGTGCGCGAACTGTCGATTGCAACCATGCAGAGCAAGCGGTTCATGGAAGGTATGGATCTGCTGAAACTCAATCCAGAAGAGATTGAAAAGCAGATGACAAAGGACGCAATGGGGACCATTCAGCGCGTGCTGGAGAAGGTCAACAAACTGCCGCAGGACAAGCGCCTGTCAGCCATGACGATGATATTTGGCAAGGAGTTTGGCGATGATGCGGCGAAGCTTGCAAACAACCTGCCGGAGCTGCAGCGACAGCTGAAACTTACCTCAGGCACTGAGGCTAACGGCTCCATGCAGAAAGAATCCGATATCAATAAGGATTCACTTTCCGCGCAGTGGTTGCTTGTTAAAACGGGCGCGCAGAACGCTTTCAGTAGCCTGGGTGAAACCCTGCGCCAGCCGCTGATGGATATCATGGGGTACGTCAAAAGCGTTACCGGGGCACTGCGTCGATGGGTTGAGGCTAACCCGCAGCTGGCGGGCACGCTGATGAAAGTGGCGGCTGCCACTGCTGCGATCACCGTAGTGCTCGGTACGCTTGCGGTGGCCGTGGCTGCCGTGCTGGGGCCACTGGCGGTTATCCGTTTTGGCCTGTCCGTGCTGGGTGTAAAAACACTCCCCTCCGTTATGTCTGCAGTGACACGCACCGGCGGCGCGCTGTCCTGGCTGGCAAATGCGCCGCTTTCCCTGTTGCGTCGTGGCCTGGCGGCATCCGGCAGCAGCGCAGGATTGCTGGCGTCTCCCCTTAACTCCCTGCGCCGTTCTGCCGGGCTGGCTGGCAATGCGCTGAAAGCGCTGGCCGGTGCGCCGCTTGCTGTCTTTCGCGGAGGAATGTCTGGTATTCGCAACATTATCGGCATGGTAATGAATCCGCTGGCCGCGTTGCGCGGGGGATTATCCGCAGCCGGTGGCGTGCTTCGTTTTCTGGCGTCCGGCCCGCTGGCTCTCCTTCGCGTTGCGCTGTACGGGATTTCTGGATTGCTGGGCGCCCTGCTTAGTCCGATAGGTCTGGTCGTGGCGGCGCTGGCTGGCGTGGCGCTGGTTGTCTGGAAATACTGGCAGCCGATAAGCGCATTTTTAGGGGGAGTGGTCGAAGGATTCAAAGCTGCAGCTGCGCCTGTCAGTGCGGCGTTTGAGCCACTGCAGCCTGTTTTCCAGTGGATAGGTGACAAGGTCCAGGCGTTGTGGGGCTGGTTTACTGATCTGCTGACGCCGGTTAAATCCACCTCTGCAGAACTGCAAAGCGCGGCGTCGATGGGGCGGCAGTTTGGCGAAGCGCTGGCGGCAGGGCTGAACATGGTCATGCACCCGCTGGATTCGCTTAAATCGGGCGTGTCCTGGTTGCTTGAAAAACTTGGCATTGTCAGCAAGGAGGCGGCCAAAGCGAAGCTTCCTGAGCAGGTCACGCGGCAGCAGCCAGCCACGGTAAACACAGTCGGTAAAGTGGTGCTGCCGCCTGGCGGATTCCCGCCGATGGGTTTTGCTGGCATGTACGACAGCGGCGGTACCATTCCGCGCGGCCAGTTCGGCATCGTGGGTGAGAATGGCCCTGAGATTGTTAACGGGCCCGCCAATGTCACCGGCAGGAAACGGACTGCTGATCTGGCAAGGGTGGCGGCAACGCTCAATCCTTCGCGGACGGAACCGGCCAGCGCTAAACAACGTCCTGAACGCGGGATAGTTCTGCCGCCTGATAGTGTGAATGGTCCGGCAAATCTTCCGGTAATCAATCGCACTACTGAACTGGTGAAACTGGCGGCAACAGTAAGCCCCGTGCGTGATGTAACAGCCAGCCCGGAGCAGCGGCCTGAAAGCAGGTTAATACTGCCACCTGAGATTGTTAACACCCCGGTGAATCTCCCTGGTCGGGTTCGTGCTGCGCAGCTGGCTGATATCGCTGCGGCTGTCATGCCAGAACCGGCCATTACGGAAGTCACGGATAACAGGGCTGACCCGATGGCTATGCGCCAGAAGATGTTCGCTTCCGTCGTCGCTGGGGTAATGGGCCTGGCGGCTGCCCCGGCAGAAGCCGCACCACTTCATCCGTACAGTGTACCTGTCAGGACGCAACCGGCGCCGTCGGCAAAGGCAGAGAGACAGCCGCAGGTCATTAAGTACGAGATAAGCGCGCCAATTCATATTGTCGCCCAGCCAGGGCAAAGCGCACAGGATATCGCCCGCGAGGTGGCCCGGCAGCTTGATGAGCGAGAGCGCAGGGCCAGGGCAAAAACACGCAGTAATTTCAGTGATCGAGGGGGTTACGAATAATGATGATGGTGCTGGGGTTGTACGTATTCATGCTGCGAACCGTGCCCTATCAGGAGCTGCAGTATCAGCGCAGCTGGCGGCACGCTGCCAACAGCCGGGTTAACCGGCGCCCGACAACGCAGTTTCTTGGGCCGGATAACGATTCGCTTACTCTGTCCGGCGTCCTGCTGCCGGAGATTACCGGCGGCAGGCTGTCTTTGCTGGCGCTGGAGCAGATGGCGGAGCTGGGGAAAGCCTGGCCTTTGATTGAGGGGAGCGGGACGATTTACGGCATGTTTGTGATCGAGAGTCTGAGCCAGACAAAAACAGAATTTTTTGAGAGCGGTATGCCCCGGCGCATCGAATTTTCGCTGAGCCTCAAGCGGGTGGATGAATCGCTGTCTGATATGTTTGGCAGCCTCAGCGATCAGCTCAGTAATTTGCAGGACTCAGCCACCTCTGCGATAGGCAATATGAAAAATACGGTTGGGGGGTTACTGCAGTGAATTTCAGCTCTGATCTCCTGAACCTGAACAGCAAAACCCCCGGTTTCAGCATCATCATTGAAGGTAAAGATGTGACTACCGTGCTGGATGCGCGCCTGATGAGTCTGACGCTGACGGATAACCGGGGCTTTGAAGCGGACCAGCTTGATCTGGAACTGGACGACTCGGACGGTCAAATCGTTCTGCCGCGTCGGGGGGCCATTATTCAGTTTGCGCTGGGGTGGAAAGGTCAGCCGCTTTTTCCGAAAGGGGCCTTTACTGTCGATGAGATTGAGCACAGCGGCGCGCCTGACCGTCTCACAATTCGCGCGCGTAGTGCAGATTTCCGTGAAACACTGAACACGCGGCGTGAAAAGTCCTGGCACCAGACAACGGTGGGCGAAGTCGTGAAGGAAATCGCCGCCAGGCATAAATTAAAGATGGCGCTGGGGCAGGACCTGATGGACAAGCCTGTGGATCATCTTGACCAGACAAACGAGAGCGATGCGAGTTTCCTGATGAAGCTGGCGCGACAGTATGGGGCGATAGCCTCAGTTAAGGACGGAAATCTGTTGTTTATCCGCCAGGGGCAGGGCAGAACGGCAAGCGGTAAGCCGCTGCCGGTTATCACCATAACCCGTCAGGGCGGTGACGGTCATCGTTTTACCCTGGCTGATCGCGATGCCTATACGGGGGTAATTGCCAGCTGGCTGCATACTCGTGAGCCAAAGAAAAAAGAGGCAGCAAAGGTTAAGCGCCGTCGAAAGAAAACCACCGCGGCAAAGGAGCCGGAAGCAAAACAGGGAGATTACCTGGTTGGAACGGATGAAAACGTGCTGGTACTCAACAGAACTTATGCAAACCGCAGCAATGCAGAGCGAGCGGCAAAGATGCAGTGGGAGCGTCTGCAGCGCGGGGTTGCAACATTCTCCCTGCAGCTCGCAGAGGGTAGGGCTGATCTCTATACCGAAATGCCGGTGAAGGTGAGCGGCTTTAAACAGCCTATTGATGAAGCGGAATGGACGATCACCACGCTCACGCATACGGTCAACGCTGACAGTGGTTTTACAACCAGCATTGAGTTTGAGGTGAAAATTGACGATCTCGAAATGGAATAAGTGGTTCTCGGAATTGAATAATGCTGTATCATTATTGCGAATTAAGCAAAGATAAAAGGGGATTGATAAATGATGAATTGTCCGTTGTGCGCTCAGGCCGCACACACACGCAGCAGTTTTCAAGTCTCCACTCAGACCAAAGAGCGTTACAACCAGTGTACCAATATTGAGTGCGGGCATACGTTCGTGACACATGAAACGTTTGTGCGTTCGGTTTGTCGACCGGAGAAAATTAGCGCCGCACCTCCGCATCCCAAAGGGATGCAGCAACAGCTTTCTTACTGACCCGCTACGGCGGGTTTTTTCGTTCGGAAACTTATAAACAATAAAAACTCCTGGAAGAGATCATTTAGCGCAATGAATGATTATTGAAGATGTGGCTCACACTTCGGGAATTTCTCTGCCTTGTTTAACAAGATGCTTAATGGTTGCGTAGTCATAATATCCTGCCGCAACTTGTTTAGCGTATTCAATACGATGTAATGCAACTGCCTTTTCAAACATTGCGCTTTTTACGGATATAGCCAAAAAGTGGTCTAGTTCTGCTAGCTCCTCTGCCGTCATGTCAACAGTAAACAGATATCGGCGCTCATGATGTTCAATAGCACCAACAAGAAATGCGGCACGGTCAGCAATGTTATGTAAGGGTTTATCACCCAGTAGACTGTTACATTGTGGACAGGATGGTACGGTGTGACGACGATCGTAGTGTCTCACACCGCCTCTCCAGGCAACCGAAACCACATGATCACGAACGATACCTGAGCGATGGTCGCCACAATAGATGCACCGTGGTCGATCTGAATCATGCTGATTAATATTTAATGTTGATACTGAGGTAAATTCTTCTCGTACGTAAGGGACGGGTTTTTTCCTTTTAGCTCTACTTGCAATTACAGCCTTCATTGCTTCGTCCGGTAACGGCTCATCTTCTATTTTTCTTGCTCTTTTTGCCGGGCTTTTTGCAGCCTTTGATAGTAGGTCTGCAGCAAGTGAGCTAGCTTTTGGTGCGAAGTTTTCCGATTTAGAGAGAACATCTGCTTTTGATTTTTGGAAACCAATTGAGGTTTCTTTGGGGCTTGGTGCTTGAGCTGGATTATGCTGTTTTGTCAGAGTTGGCGAGATTGGATTGGCAACGTAGGAGTATTTGTTAAAAATTTCATGAAAGTTGAGATTACAGGTGAACTCATCTTCATTAAAGCGACTATGGAAGTGCTCCAAAGCTTGCTTCTTGCTGTGGAAAAACATTAGCCCCCCTTTCTATTGTCAGGCAACTAACCTTGCTTATGAAATGTGTAATCAAGCGAGCGTACATTCGCATACATGAAATGTCTATTAGCCTTCATACGCGAGGACTGTCTAGGCCGGGAACGGATAAAATGCCTGCCGCCATTTTGCCGCCACTACCAAAGAAAAAGGGGCTACGCTTTCACGTAACCCCTTGTTTTATTTGGTGGAGCTGGCGGGAGTTGAACCCGCGTCCGAAATTTCTACAT